TCCACGGTTTAGACGCTGAAACAGAACTTGCTAACATCCTATCTTCTGAAATCCTTGCGGAAATCAATAGAGAAGTTGTTAGAACAATCTACACAACTGCAAAAGCAGGTGCTCAAGTTAATACTACAACTGCTGGTATTTTCGATCTTGACACAGACTCTAATGGTAGATGGTCAGTTGAGAAATTCAAAGGACTATTATTCCAACTAGAGAGAGATGCTAATGCGATTGGTCAACAAACAAGAAGAGGAAAAGGTAATATGATTATCTGTTCAGCTGATGTTGCTTCTGCACTTCAGATGTCAGGTGTATTAGATTACGCTCCTGCTCTTGCGACTAACCTAAATGTTGATGACACAGGAAATACTTTCGCTGGTGTATTAAATGGTAAATTTAAAGTTTACATTGATCCATATAGTGCTAACGTATCTGCTGCTCAATTCTACGTTGTAGGTTACAAAGGAACTTCACCATACGACTCTGGACTATTCTATTGTCCTTACGTACCATTACAAATGGTAAGAGCAGTTGGTCAAGATAGTTTCCAACCAAAAATCGGTTTCAAAACTAGATATGGTATGGTTGCTAATCCTTTCGCAACAACTAACGGTACTGGTGCAATTGATTTAACTGCTCCTGCTGCTGGTGACCAAAACGTGTATTACAGACGTGTTAAAGTTTCTAACATTATGTAATATTGGTTAACACCGATTACGAAAAAAGGGGGGTTTTACTCCCCTTTTTTTTTAGCCTAATGCTTACATAAATAGTTGTATGAAAGAGTGGAACTGGTATTGTTATGATTGCACATGGAAAGGTACACCGCCAGATTTAGTGTTACCAGATGAAGACGGCGAATGGCAGTGTCCGAATTGCAATAGTGAAAATATAGAAGATCGAGGATGGCATAAGGATGCTATCAATAAAAACATATAAATAGTATATACGTTCATCTTGTAAACTATACAAGACGGCAGTAAGCATAAGCTGAAGGAACGCACCTAACTTTAATTTAAAAAGGGGGTGTGATGGGAAGAGTCACTAAAAAACTTATAAAATATCTGCAAGATATGAAAAAACAAACTAAACAATTAAATTTTATTAAATTAAGAAAAGAAGTAGAAATAGGCAAAAACGGTACACAAGGTTATATGATTACTAAAGGTAAAAATAAAGGCAAAATATTGTGACAGATACAAATATAATAGACAGACAACCTACTAAATTTGACTATGCAAGTCCGATTCAGTTTAGGTTTAAAATGATTAAACTTCCAAAGGTAGAATTCTTTGTACAAACAGCAAACATACCTGGCATAAGTCTAGGTACAGCAACTGTGCCTACACCACTATATGATTATCCTGTACCTGGTGACACATTAACTTATCAAAGTTTTGATATGTCATTTTTAGTAGATGAAAATCTATCTAACTATAAAGAATTACATGACTGGATAAATGGTCTAGGATTTCCTAAGAATCATACTCAATTTGCTGATCTACAAGGAACAAGTAGTGATAGATTTCCTGGCACAACAGCAAGTACAGCTGCAACAGGAACATCTATTAAACAACCACTTGATGAAGGTGGCACATATTCAGACGCAACATTAACAGTTTTAAATAGTAAAAATCTTGCTGTGACAGAAATAAGATTTAGAAATGTTTATCCTATATCTTTAGGATCATTATCTTATGATATTAAAGCAAGTGATGTTGATTATTTGACAGTACAATCAAGTTTTAATTATTTAAATTACGATATAGTACAACTATAATACAGGATGACTTTTGATGAAGACTTTAACATGGATCGATACGGCCGTCTGCCTCGGTAATGGGCAATCAAGACAAGGCCTAGACCTCAAAAAAATAAAGGACTATGCAACTGTAATAGGTTGTAATGCTATCTATCGTGATTTTACACCTGATATATTAGTGGCATTGGATTCAAGAATAGCACACGAGATATATCGTAAGGCAAATCTTAAAGACATGAAAGTTTATCTAGGTTACTGGACACCTGTTCCGATATTTGTTGCAAAAGAAATGATGAAAACAATGGCAGATAAAACTGATATTGTTTGGAACGATAGCGATGAAGTTGTTTATCATGGCGCTGATGGTGTGTTCACACTTACAAAAGGACATAATTTAGGTATAACTTATATCACAGGTATATCTAAAGATGATGAGATAATAGATATTGAACCAGATGTAGATGGTTTTGCATATGCAACAGGTAGTCGATCTGTACGTTTGGCATGTGAATTAAAAGCCAAAGAGGTTTACATAGTAGGACATGATCTATATTCTGATACAGATAAAGTCAATAACATATATGCTGGCACAGATAGTTATGCCGATAAAGACGCATTGGCAGCTAAACCTGATAATCCAGATGAAACATTTAATTGGATATTACAACATAAGAATACATTTGATACGTTTAGCAACGTGCAATTCTATAAGGTTAATAAGAGCCGAGATGGGGAAAAAACAAAAACCTCTTTCAAAATACCCGAATGGAGTTCATGTGCTAACTTAAAATATATAACACAAGAAAAAATGCTACAACAGCTTTACAATTAACCGAAAAGGTGATATAATATATACATGACATTAGAAGAATTACAACAATCAGTTAATAAAGACTTTAAATTAGATGATACGGAACTAGATGCCGAATCAATTAAGATACCTTTAATACATAACAAATATCTACAACACTTTAATAAGTTTTCTTTACTGTTGAAGAAAGCAGAATATGATCATAAAACTATGACAAGAAATAAATGGGAATACTACACAGGTAAAGCAGACCCTAGTGTGTATCAAGAGAAGCCATTTGACATAAAAGTATTAAAATCAGATGTACATATCTATATGGATTCTGATCCTGATTTACAGAAGGCAGATCAAAAGGTTGCCTATCTTAATCAGATAGTTAAATACCTTGAACAGGTTTTAAGAAGTATAAACAATCGAACATTTTTAATTAAAAACGCTATTGAATGGAAGAAGTTTACTAGCGGTGCAATATAGTCCTTTTCATATAACCCTATCAAATAGTTTCTGTGATGATATAATCAAAACAGGCAATTCACTAAACGCTACTAACGCAAAAATAAAAGATGGCAACAATGCCAATAGAAGTTCTAAGGTGTCATGGTTAGACAAATATAAGTTTCCTAATCATCTACAACAATGCATTGACACAGCAAATAAATTATATAATTTCTCACTACACGAATTTGAACCACTACAATATACTGTATATCAAGAAGGTGATTACTATGATTGGCACGTAGATAGTCACAGCAAACCTTATCTTAATGGCATGATTAGAAAATTAAGTTTTACATTATGTTTAAATGACGAATATGAAGGAGGTGATTTTAGTATATGTGAAACACACCCTATCTCAGAAAAAACAAAAGTAAAATCATTTGCACTTAAAAAAGGTGAGATGATTGTTTTTCCTAGTCATACATGGCACAAGGTAGAAAAAGTCACAAAAGGTATTCGTAAAGCTCTTGTTGGTTGGGTTGTAGGAAATCAATGGAAATAAATTATATAAATAATAGTATGACAATATGGAATTTATATGATTATCAATCAAGACAACTCTAATCTTATTATCATAGAAAAAAGAAACGAAGTTTACATTACGGTAGACTGCGAGTCAGATATACAAAGAGAGATATCTGAATTCTTTACTTTCTATGTTCCCGGTTATAAGTTTATGCCAGCATTCCGTACTCGTATGTGGGATGGTAAGATAAGATTGTTTTCTCAAAAAACAAAAGAAATATATTATGGTCTTTTTCCATACATTAAAGCCTTTGCAAAAGAAAGAGGATATAATATAGTTGCTGGTAAAGATGTAGAGATAGACAATAAGGTTGATAAAGAAACAGTAACAAAGTTTTCTAATAGTTTAGGTCAAAAGTTTGAGGCAAGAGATTATCAGATAGACGCAATATATCACAGTCTAAAATTTAATAGAGCATTATTGTTAAGTCCTACTGCGTCTGGTAAGTCATTTATTATCTATGCTTTAATTCGTTATTACTCACATCTAATTAAGGACGAGTCTAACAATCGAACTTTACTAATTGTTCCCACGACATCACTAGTAGAGCAGATGTATACCGATTTTGAATCATATGGTTGGAATGTAAAAAAGAATTGTCACAGATTATATAGTGGATATTCTAATCAGACAGATAAGAAAGTTTTAATATCAACATGGCAAAGTCTATATAAGTTGCCAAGAGAATACTTTAAACAGTTTGGCTGTGTGTTCGGTGATGAAGCACATCTATTTAAATCAAAATCATTGACAGAAATTATGACTAAACTGCTTGATTGTAAATATCGAATAGGTCTTACAGGTACATTAGATGGTGCTCACACACATAAATTAGTACTAGAAGGATTATTCGGTGCCGTTAATAAGGTCACATCTACTAAAAAGCTAATGGACAAGAAACAGTTGAGTAACCTGGCCGTGAGATGCTTGATCCTAAAACATAGTGAGGCCAATGCTAAAATGGTGACAAGTGGTAAATATCAAGAGGAGATGGACTATCTAGTATCAAGTAAAGCGAGAAATAATTTTATTCGCAATCTTGCATTAAAAATAAAAGGCAACACTTTAGTTTTATTTCAGTTAGTAGAAAAACATGGTAAAGATTTATTTAAAAGTATAGAAGATAAAGCGGAAAAAGATCGAAAGGTTTTTTATATATATGGCGGTGTTGAAACAGAAGAAAGAGAAAAGGCAAGAGCCATAGTAGAGAATGAAAGTGACGCTATTATTGTTGCAAGTTATGGTACTTTCTCAACAGGTATTAACATTAAGAATTTACACAATATAATCTTTGCAAGTCCTTCAAAGAGTAGAATAAGAAATCTACAATCAATCGGTAGAGGTTTAAGGCTAGGCGACAATAAAGTCAATGCGACACTATACGACATAGCTGATGATTTACAATACAAGTCTAAAGAAAATTTTACCTTAAAGCACTTTCAGGAAAGAATAAATATATACAACGAAGAAGAATTTGATTACGAGATACACAATATTAACCTAAAGGATTAAAATGGATAATACAGACTATCGTATGGTAAGATTAACTGATGGTACTACTATCATGGGTAGCATTACAGTTGATAAAGATTTCTTACGAATCACAAATGCATTAGAATTAAATACCATTTCAAGAGAAACTGAAACTGGTATGAAAGACGACTCTACTCTAGCGCCTTGGTTGCCATTTACAGATGATAAGACATTTATAATCCCTAGAGATAAGATATTAGTAATTACCCAAGCGGACAAACACATATCACATTATTATGAAGTTATACTAAGTAAACTAGATAAGGCAAAAAAGAATACCAAACCTGTACTATCTGCTGAAGAAATGGAAAAAATCTATAAGTTAGCAGATCAGATGGATCGTATGCAAAAAATAGATCAAATAGACCAAAGAGAAACTGCCTGGTCAGAAGATGATTTAATTGAATTATTTGGAAAGAAAACTATACATTAAGGATACTAGCTAAGGTGGTTCCCCAAGCGACTACATAGTCAGTATAACACAGATCCTAGGATTGTCAAGCATTAGCAAAAAATATTGAAAAGGCTTTACATTGAGTAGCAAAAGTGATATAATTGCTTTATAATCAAGAAAGAAAATTATGGAAAAAATAAAAGCTAAACTAAAACCACATTATGTTGATAATAAGAAGTTTCTTCTAGCCATGGTTGACTATCGTTTAAAGTGCCAAAAGGCAGAAGATAAGAAAAGAAAACGACCTGTTGTGACTAACTATATTGGTGAGTGTTTTTTAAAGATAGCAAACCATTTATCTTATAGACCGAATTTTATAAACTATACTTATCGTGATGATATGATATCAGATGGTATAGAAAACTGCTTACAATACATGAGCAACTTTAATCCAGAGAAATCTAATAATCCATTTGCATATTTCACACAAATAATATACTATGCATTTATCAGAAGAATACAAAAAGAAAAGAAACAGCAAGATGTTAAGGCTAAACTAATTGCTAGTTCAGGTACAGAAATGATGATGGATTCACTAGTAGGTGATGACGCTCAATATAAAAATCAAATGTTAGAGTTCTTACAAAAGAATGTAAAAGAAAGTGCTCCAGCAGAACCAAAAAAAGTAAAGAAGAAAAAAAAGTAGTTATATAATTAGGTAGGTATGAAAATAGCGTTGTTAAACGATACACACTTCGGTGTGCGTAATGATAGTATGATATTTGATGACTTCTTACATAAGTTTTATGAAGAAGTATTTTTCCCATATCTGGAGAAACATAATATCAAAACACTAATACATTTAGGCGATGTAGTTGACAGAAGAAAGTTTATTAATTTTAGAGTTGCAGATAACTTTAGAAAAGGTTTCTTAAACAAACTATGGGATATGAAGATAGATACTCATATGTTGGTCGGTAATCACGACATCTATTTCAAAAATACAAACAAAGTAAATTCATTACAACAGTTGTGTACGGCACCTGATGGCCTCAACGAGCCTTGGATATATGTAGAACCTAAAGTAGTTGACTTTGATGGTCTAAAGATATTAATGTTGCCATGGATAAATCCTGAAAATCAACAACAATCTTTTGATATGTTAAACACAGCAAAGGCTGATATCTGTATGGCTCATTTAGATTTAAATGGTTTCTATATGCACGAGAATATAACACAAACTCATGGCTATGATAAGAGTATTGTAAAGAGATTTGAGAAAACATTTACAGGTCACTTTCATACAAAAAATGATGATGGTCAAATATTTTATTTAGGTGCTCAATATGAAATGACATGGTCAGATTATGGTCAGACAAAATACTTTCACATATTTGATACAGAAACAAGAGAGATAGAAGCGATACCTAATCCAAATACTATATTTGAAAAGTTAATGTACAATGATACCGAAACAAACTATGATGACTTTGATATAGGTCCTTATCATAATAAATTTGTTAAATTAATTGTAGTGTCTAAAAAGAACAATGAAATGTTTGATAGATTACTTGACAAATTATACAACAAGATAACAGTACATGAATTAAAGATACTAGAAGATTACTCCGACCTTAATGCCAATCTTGTAAGTGATGATGTTGTTGAAGGTACAGAAGATACAATGACACTTGTAAACAATTATGTGGATCAATTGCCAGTTGATTTAGATAAAGACAAATTAAAAAATATGATTAAAGAAACATTTGTGGAAGCACAAGATAGTGATATAACAGCAGAATGATAGTATTTAAAAAAGTAAGATATAAAAACTTTCTATCAACAGGTCAACAGTTTATAGAGATACAACTAGACAGATCGGCCAAGACATTGGTTGTGGGTGAGAACGGTGCAGGTAAATCAACCATGCTAGACGCATTATGTTTTGGTCTATTTCAAAGAGCATTTAGAAATATTAAAAAAGATCAGATGGTCAATAGTATCAATGAGAAAGATTGTGTTGTAGAGGTAGAATTTATCATTGGTCAGAATAAATATAAAATTATAAGAGGTATCAAACCTAATATATTTGAGATATGGTGTAATGATGTCATGTTAAATCAAGACGCTGCTCAAAGAGATTATCAGAAACATTTAGAACAGACAATATTAAAATTAAACTTTAGATCATTTACACAGGTAGTTATACTAGGTAATGCTTCGTTTGTTCCTTTTATGCAATTAAGAGCAAGACATAGAAGACAGGTTGTAGAGGAGATATTAGATATAGAGATATTTTCTAAAATGAATTTAATGTTTAGAGAAAAACAGAAACTACAAGATGAAGTTATCAAACAATCGGATTTTAATTGTCAGTTAATAGATGGTAAGATAGATTCACAGAAAAAACATATAGAAGATATGAGTGGTAATAATCAACAATTAATTGAAAAGAAACAAATAGAGATAAGACAAGCAC